TCTCAGGGGCCTTGGCGATCGATAGGATATGGTGCATGTCCTTCGATGGCTTAGCACCCGTCGCACCGTAGAGCATAACGCAACGCTCACACAATGGATGCTCTGCCCTGTATCGCTCCGATGCCACTCGATGAGCCTGATCGTAACCGGCTTGCGTTGTAGTGCCTTGTGGCTTGGTGCGCTTGCCGGTGCAATCGCACCTGTCTTTCACAATCTTTCCGCATCTGCAAAGCCTAGACATTGCTTGCAGCCTCCTGAACCGTGAGTACACCCATAGCAATGACGCTAGAGCCCCCGCCTGAGATGTCACGCATCGACCATCGATACTGACCAAGGTTACCTGTCACGGCTGTAGTAACCGCAACTGTAAACGTCTGGCTAGATCGACTGATTGACCCATTAGCAAGAGTGTAAACGTCAACACCGTCAGCATCCTCGACCGTGAATTGAAGCGTCAACGATGTCAACGTAAAGTCAGTCACAACGCTAACCGATCGCGATTCGTTGCGATAGAAAGTCAACGTAGTTCCTTGGACACGCTCTGGAGTCGATGCCGAGACAGGATAGACATTGATTATCGGAGTGGTAATCGTATCAGTCTTTACCTTGACCTCGTTGAGGATATTCCCTGCCTGCGTCCCGCTGTAACCTGTCGAAAGATCCGTAGACCAAGGATTACCCGCCGCACCTGAATCGATTAGAGCCTTGCCCGTTGTGCCTGCTGTTGTGTGCCCGCTTGTAGGCTCGTCCCATACCCCATCGGCAACCGCTCCAGAAATTTCACTCAAGGTAAACGTCAGGTTCGGGATCATCATGTATGCCGATGTTGTGTCAGGCACAGTTGCCCATTGACCCGTTGCCGATCGCGTACGGATCGTTGCAACTTTGGTTGAGCCGACATAATCCTCAATAAGCCCAACTTGATCTTGACCCGTTCCGCTGCGGATAAAAACTAGCTGCCCATTGTAGGCATCGTCACTTGCCGACGCACTTGCGTTGAGCGTGATCGTGGTCGATGTACCGCCTTGTGCTAACCCTTCATTGACTGAGTTCCGGCCTGCATCTGCAAGAATTACAAACTCGCTCGTGTTGTCGGGATTAATTCGCCAGTCTCGATCAACTGTTGCAACCTTGGTCGAGCCGTTGTATTGCAGAATCAATCGAGCCTGCCCCGCTCCTGTTCCGGTCTCAATAAATATCAATCCGGGATCGTATTCGCCGTTGGTCGCACTCGCATCCGCATCAAGTTGAATCTGATTGTTTCCCGTCCCTGGCCCCTGTGCTGTGCCTGCCCGAACGATAACGCTAGCAAGCTGACGCAATCGCCGACCGGCTGAGGATGCGATGTTGTGAGTTGCGCCTGTCAGCACCTCGTCCCAAACCCGAACGGCAATCGGGGAATAAAGGTCGTTGGCAGCAAGAGCCGACGGCCCCAGTTCTCCAATCGCCCCGCCAACAGTGATATCAAGAGACCCGAAGTTGGCCGGAAACGTCACGCCGCTGATCGAGCCGACCGAGCCTGTCACGTTGCCGGTTAGATTTCCAGTGATTGCAACCGTCCAGCTTGTTACCTGTGCCAAACCATCGGACGCAAGCTTGAAGCCTGTTTTATCCGAGACTGTTGCCGTGTAACCGGTCTTGTCACCGTTGGTCTGCACATAGACTCGACCGCTAACGCTCGATTCCGAAGTTACCACCGTGACACTAGCAGGAATACAACCTGTTTTCTTTGCAATCAATACAAACGACGTATAGTTGGTCTCTGCTTGCGTCGGAGTGTAAACCACCACGCCATCGGTAGAGTACGCAGTCGTCCCGCCACCGTCTGCCTCAGAGCCACCAAACGGCAACACTCGAACGGTCACGCCCGACGACTGAACCGCCCCATCGCTGATCTGAACGACAGCACCAATCGAGACTCTTTCCGGACTCGCCGCATTTCTAGGATACATTTCCAGCCCCTATCAAACGTGAATTGTTTCGAGCCCAATAAGCCCTGAATCCGCCTGCTTGCTCCGCATATCTTCGCCTGCGTCTTAGTGGCATGTTTCCGCGACCGACATTGTATAACTGACGCACTTCGCCCGCTGTCAATGCTCGGTTGTAAATGCGAATGTCATCTATCTGGCCAGCAAGGAAAAATTGATTCGTCGTTACAGCTCCTATGGTTGTGTCAATTGCATTCAACATCGAACCAATGGCACTGTTAAGCACCGTCGTCGTAGACACTTGCCGACCATCGACAAACAGCGAAATACCAGATGCATTTGAGTTGCCCGTGTAAGTAGCCGCAACGTGGTGCCAATTACCATCAGACACACCGCTTGCAACAGACGTAACGATTATCGCGCTTGATGTGCCCTGTAAAATCAACCCAATGACATTTGCACCTTCGATTGAGAAATACCAACCGGCAAGCACTCGCTTACCAATTATCCCGCCTGAACTCGCGGTTGTTTTTATCCAAGCAGATATTGAGAAACGACTAGAAAAATCGATTTGAAAAGGAGATCGCTGCCCGAGGTTAACATAATCATTCGACCCATCGAAATCTAACGCACCCTTACCACCGCTGACGACCCAATCATCATTGGCCATGCTTGTGAGCGTGCCCCAATTGTTCCTCGATAGATCCCACAATCGAGTGCCACCCATTGCGGGATTGAGCGACGGACACCACCATCCAGCATCAGGAAACAACCTCGGAAACATCGCCTCCGATGCGGATCGAGCGAAACCAGAATGTACCGACGTATTGAGCCAGGTCACTACTCAACCACCTTGTCAATTAGCGGAACAAGGATGACCCGCGAAGCGTTATCGGTTGCGGTTGTTTCGTCCCTGACAGCAACCCCTAAATTGTTATCCGCAATCGGAGCGACGTACCGCCCGATAGGTCTCCAAACAACCGGAGCCTGAATAAGAACCGTATTTGCATCAGCCGTTGCCACTAGCGATGTTACCGCTGGCCCTGCTTGCCGCAGGTTGGCATCGGAAGTGCCTAGCGTATACGAACCAGCAATTCCAGTGACCTTGGCAGGCCACTCAGAACCGTCGCGGGAGTTAATTAGGTACAGATCGACGGTATTGCCCGCCGTGGGAGCCGTACCTGTTTCGATGGTGATGTATACCGCATAGTCTCGATCCCAATCAGCACCTAAGTCAGCCGATGCTCCTTGAATTGCCGACCCATTGCCAAGCGCATCAAACGAAAGCGTGTGAGTCACACCGCTGGCCCCTGCTTCACCCCAAACAATCGCCGTACCTTGTGAAACCTTAAAGCTATCAGGCAATGCCATTTTGCATCATGCTCCTTGCTGATTGTATGTGTCCAGGCTCAACATGCGACCAGCCGACCGATTCCGTCCACTTAACCGTTTTCCAACGAAGCGACTTGAGTCTTTCGATCTGGACTTGCGTTGCAATGCCAAACGAAAATAGCCCCTGCATCATGTCGATCGCTGCTTGCTTGTCGAGGTCAGCATTTTGCACCCGTCCGCCAACATCGTCGATCCAACCTTCGATCGATATGCAAAGCTTCTTGATCCGTTCGTCGGATGATTGCTTACCGATGATTATCGGAGCGTAAACAGCCTCCTCAATGGCCCACTGCTTGACCTCGACCACAGGCACCAATCGCTTGACCGTGACAGTCAAGGCGTTTATCAAGTCCGCTGCTTGCTGGTCGCTTGTGCCGATGTATCGAGGCTTCCGCAATTCTTCAATCAGTGGTTCGTAGTTCACGCTCGCGCCTCGATTCTGGTTGTGACAAAAACAACATACTCGACATACCTCCAAAAACCGATCGCATCAAGGATCGGATTAAGCATCGGACTCATGACGCAATATCGGATATGGTATGGGCTTCGATGATGCTCCGCATGATGCTTGCAGGATTGAAGCAAACCGATCCGTTGAGCCATCGAAACCAACCATCCGTTTTTACCTTTGCTGTGCCCCCAAGCATGGATCTGGTTGGCTTGGCTCAGAAATGCGAAAGTCAGCCATGCGTCTTGCGTCGCATCGAAGCAAAGGCACGCGCCGCAAGCCACCATCGACGGGATGATGGTTGTGTAATTGCGATGCCAGTATGAGCCCTTTAGGAATGCATACTGATCCGAATGATGCAACTGGTTTGGCCCTCCGATGAGCCTGCCAAAAATCGGCGTATCTTGGTCAAGGTAGGAGTCCTCCCACCAATGAAACAAACCGGCGATAAAGTCAGCTGCGAGGAATGACAGGATTACGAACAGGATCCATTCGATCACTTGTTGCAACCTCCGAGCAATTTACCGATCTCAGTTTGCAAGGTCTCAATCTTAGCCCAAAGTTTTTCGCGATCTGATCGACACTCTTGCAGATCGCTTCGGGTAGTTTTCTTTTCTTCGACGAACAAGCGAAACAAGATTCCGACCGCTGTGCTTAACGCTGCGACCATGCCCGAGCCGATGATGTAAACCAAGCTTTCCTGAGTCACTTTACCAACCCTTTCGCCTGTTCAAAAGTGAGATAGCCGACATGCACCGTTCTCTTTGATCCGTGGATGATCTCAAATCGCGGGTAAGGAATGAAAGGGTGATCGTCGATCAAACCGACCTTCCAATCAGCGTCCATAAACTTTTGCATTTCGCACCGCTTCCATCGTTCGCAAGGTTCACAGTTCTGCCCCTTGGGAGCGACGAATACCAAGATCTCGATCTTCAATGGCTTGTCCGATGGGCTCGGTATCGGCTTGGGATCTTCGATCGGAACCGGTTGAACTGTTAGAGAATCTCGAACAGTTGCGACCTGTCCAGCAAGGTCGCTCGATGGAATATCGCATTGAGTTGGATCGGGCTTTGGGCTCGATCCAAAAAACCAACTAAACAAACAAAAACCAATCAAGGCAAACATCCCTTTTTCTCCGTTGCTGAGTTTCATCCTTCAAGAAACCTTCCTTTGAGCCAAGACACCCGCTTTGGTACAGGTGTTGGCGTTGAAAGATCCGACACGCCCACGATTGATGTGTATTCGTGTCGGCATAACTGATCGATAACCGATGGAGCAATCTCAGTCCAAGAATCGTTGTGGCTGTTAAGTCGCCAAATGTAGTTGCGGTTCTTGCTGTCTTTGCGTTTCGAGTAGCCAAGCCACGCTGTAGCATGTCCACCACCGCGACCAAGACTTACCGTCTCAAGCACCCCGTTGCGAGCGTAAAACGAATCGTTCCAAAGCGTTCCGGTATGGACAGCACCTACGCCGCTTGCCAAATATCGGAAGATGGCATCATACGAATCTAACCAAGTATGCGAGCGGATTTTGAATTCGCCCGCTTTGGCCCTCATCGCATCGGTAACGATCGTTCGCGCGTTGTTCGGGTATGGCGTCCGGTAGGGCAAATCCGCTTCGGGTAGCATTCCGATCGTAGTTGCGACCTTTAGCCCGCTGTTGATCGTCGATCCTTTATCGACGCCGAAAAGCCTGCCGCCGTCGAGTCGCTGAGATTCCAGGTAAGCGTAGAGCGACGACAATTGACGCTCGGCAGAGAAGCCGCCTTGAGCCAATGCCCAAACATATTCGCAAGCATTCGCAAGGCTGAAACCCTGGCAACTCGACATGTTGAGTTGCTTGTCATGCCGCATCAATGGCCGTGGATCGATCTCCTCGGGAACCTCGAAGTCTCGCATGGTAAAAGCAATTTCGGTCGAGCTAGCTTTGATCGCGTCTCGATTCTCGATGGTTGGATCGTAGCCTGTGAGCTCAGTCGTCATTAGCTATGGCCTCCAGGCTGTCGACAAATGGCTCAAATCGATCTAGCACCCACTCCAAAACAGCGTGAAGCATCGCCAAGGGCGCTAAGGAAAGATACAAGCAAATAAACAGGAATCCAGCCGCTAGCCGCCTTGCCCGCTTCATTCCAGATCCTCCACGCTTTCGCTATCTGAAGAACAAAGCATCATGCCGAGCATCGCCAAAGTCGCTAGTGCGTTTTTTGGATCGCTTTTCCAGCATTCCGTACCGTCTACAACCTTGCGTTTTGTTCTTGGTAGTGGAGCCGGTGGAGACGTTGGAACATCGCGATAATCTTCTGGCGGTGGCCCGTTGCTACTCATGTTACCAAGCCCCCGCTATTTCTCGATTGATCTTGGCAATCTCCGATTCCTTGCCAACGAAGCTTGCAGGCAAATCTAGCTTGTCGATCGCCTCATAGACTCGATCGAGTGCTTCCCGTTGCTTCGCCCCCGCGTTATCGGCGATGAACTTCGTCCAAGCCTCTTGATCTTTAATCTCGCCGGATTCGATCTTTGAAGCTGCCTCAAGGAATGCCTGCTTGTAGGCTGATCGGATGGATGGTAGCGTCTGAGAGACGACCGCCTTGAGTTTCTTTGGTTGTGGCTTGTCCGATGGTTGCTGGTTCCGCAACAACGCAAAGACCGCCACCGCAGCGACGATCCACGGCAACCAATTCTCTTTTTTCTTTTCGTCAGCCATCAATCCATCCTTGTGTATCGCCCGTCTCGCTCCGACTAACCCGCTTGTAAGGATTGAAGGTTAGTAGGTAGTCGTTGCGATCTGGGCTTAGTCGTTATCGTCGTCGTCTCCAAATTCTCCAGCATCGTAAGCGACTTGCAGAAGATAGCCCATTGGCACGTCCGCAGGATTGTAGGACGAAAGATAGCCGTTGTCCTTGGCCCATTTCCAAACCTTAAAAGCCAGCTGGATCAACGCGAAAATCATCGCCATCGTCGCTGGATCAAATCCGTAGAGACTTTTAAGTTTGTGCCGAAGAATCCTTCGAGCTATCCGAGTGTTGCCGTCTGCCTCGGCGTAGGCTTGAGCAAAGTCGCCTTCGTGCTTCTTGCCGAGATCCTTCAATCGATCCAGTAAAATCACTTGGTCACCTCTGGCTTTGGATCAACTGGACGAACCGATTCTCCGACAACCCAAGCTCCAATCGTGTAAACGAGCAATTGGATTTGATCCTCAGATAAAGGCACTTTATCTTTCAGGACGACAACGGCAATGGCCGCAGCCGAAACCCAGAACCGTTTGGACTTAAAAAGACTTTCCATAATTTTCGACTCCTTTCACGCATTTTAGGCTTGACCGATGAAAATTGCAAGCAACGGCCCTAAATTCGTTTCTCCCGCTTCCGATCCGCCTTTGCTGTCTTTGGTCGCTTCTTGGTCTTGCGCGTCAGAAATAGCCCTAAATGCTCGTTCATCGCCTCAAAAACCAATTGGCTCAAGGTCATGCCCATTTTGGCCGCTGCTCGATCCCACGCCGCCCAAGCTTCCGCTGGTTGGCTGATGTTTTTTCGTTGCGTCATATTGGTTCCTATACCGCAAAAAGTTGAGGTTGATCGGGATCTTCTTTTCTGGATGTGTATCTCCAGATTTCAGACTGCGTTGGCGTCGGTCGCTTTCTTGCCCATCGCTCTAGGCCAGCCGTTTGGTTTCGAGTCCCTCGATTCCATCCTGTCCCATCGCAAGATTCGATACCAAGGTTTTCGAGATACTCTAGCTTCGTTGGGCTGTTGCATCGAAGTAGATGCACTCGCTTAAAAGAACTGGCCCATGCTTCAACGGTTGACCACTTAAATTCATCACTCCCACCGATAGCTATCACCGCTGGAGCCGGTCGCAATTGCTTGACCATCTCAATCGTCATGCCATCCTGCACCGCAATAGCGGGAAGGATCTCGGCATCAATCACCCGCTGAACATACTTTCTAAATCGCTCAAGCGTTGCTTCGCCATTGCCTGGAATGTCGGGCACTATAGCCCACCTTGGTCTTTGCACCGATGGAGCCGCCCAACGGATCATAGATTCCCATTGCGGTTCAATCGATTTCCATTTTGACTCATCAAACTGATTCGTTTTTCTATCCCAACAAGAAAACGCACCGTTATCAAAAGCAAACGGAAACCAAGGCCAGGGCCCACGTTGAGCACCTGGAGAATAAAGATGGCCAATCTTGCCTGTCTCCCTTGCGAGACAATGCCAAAACCAGCCCGTTGAATTCGCTGGCATTACTATCAAAACGCACCTCTGTTAATTGCTTCGCAAGCATCTTGTAGAGTGTTAAAAACCAATGTTGCATGGTACGCAACCCAAGGCGATAACGCATCGCCTATATTGTTTACTACGAAAACCGCCTGTCCGTTCATGTTAGCGTACATGATTTCCATCGCCGTTCCGAAACTTGGCTTGTCAATCCAAACCAAAATGATTTCGCTGTTGTCGATGTCCTCCTTGTCTTTCTCGATGATCTCGTAGGTGTAGGTATTTTCGCATCCGCGATAATCTCTACGCATAGGGTCAATGCAATTATGCTTAGGCAAGAGTCGCTTAGCTAAAGTCCTCCAGTCTTTACATTCCGCATCCGTGCATCCGTTTATTCGCCCACAAAGATATATGTTCTTTCGTTGCGTCATTGGGTTACCTCGATCCATGTACCGACTTGATCCTCTGGCCCAACGTACCACTTTTCGACCGTCAGCCGATAGACCTGGCCATCGTCATTGTAGGCAACTTTGTTCAGTGCATCGAGGATTGCTTTTCCAACATTGTCCAAGTCGGGCTTTGTTGTCTTTGGCTCAGGCTTTTGCTGTCGCTTCTTGCTGTGGCTCTTGGGTCGATCGAACCAACAAACGATCCGAATCGAAACCGGCCCCTCTAACACCTCGCCGCCTGCGTTGACGTAAGCCAGCCTAATTGCTTGCTTGAACGCATGGATGGGATGCTTTGCATCAACATAGGCCCTTGCGAAACCGCCGCGAGTCGAGATCGTAGGCCGTGGTTGCGCCACCGGCTCACCTGGAATAAAAATTCTCACTTTGTTTCCTCCGCCTTAATCAACCGATCGAGATACCAACGAGCCTTTTTAAGATCCTCGATGCCGTTTTTGAACCAGCACCGCAAAACGTACTTGAGTACCTGCCAATGCAATCCAGCCGCTTTGTTGTTTGGTGCATTAGCTATCGCTGCTTCGATGATGTCGATCGTCTCAGCCGGTAATTGCTTGTAGTGGGAAGGGTTAACTGGATCTGATGCTAAGGATTGCTCAATTGCTTCGTGCTCGACGCGAGAAAGCGAACTTCCAAATACCCATATCACAGTTCCATTGTCTGCTTGAAAGCAAAACTTTTGTGTCTGTTCGCACCATTCGGAAACAATGCCCTTGTGCCCGCACCAAGTTACTTTATCACCTACGCAGATGGTTTTCGGCTTAACCGCTTCCGGTTGCTCAACCGCTTCGGGCTCGACGGGCTTAACTTCGCTGACCAATGGCTGAAAATGCACTGACCCATTTTTGCACTCAATATGGCCTCGATAAGCCCCTTCCATTACCTCGCACAATACCCAAACCTTATCGCCGATTTTCATTTCTTCCTCCTTAACGCTGGATGATCTTTGTTGACGACGGCTCGGAGTGCGTCGAATAACTCTTTGGTTCTTGCCTGAGATTCGGTCAGCTTTCGGCTCGTTCGCTCTAGCTGCTTGCGAAGGTCTTTGTTTTCGGACTTAAGATCCTCGATGTTCGCAAAGTATTCGGAAAGCTTCATCGCAAGTTAGCCTTTCGATATTCAGCAGCATGATCGCTCAATACCAGCTTTGTGTTTTCGTCGTGCTGTTCTCTGGTTATCAATCCAGCCTTAAACGCGTCTCCTGAATCCCATATTCGTTTCATGAATGGCCTTAGGCTTACATGGCTGTAGCTTGCTGAATCGCTTTCGCGACTCTTGATCGATTCAATCAAAACGCCTTTTTTCTGATCTGTTCTGTCTCGCATTACCACGCCTCGCAAGTGCAAAGCAAAATCGGAATACTGCAAGTGGCTCGGTCTTGGTAGTTCGTCCCTTGTCCACCTGTAAACAACCGACAGAGCCTCCTGCGTAGTTATGTCTCGCAGTGTTCCCTGCCAAGCGTCGATTGTGTCAATGACCTTTACGCTGTTCTCCTGCAGGTAAACGTAGAGAGCCGGAAAATGTGCAAATACCACCTCGGTAAAAAACAATCGATTTTCAGACGCGTCCATTTTTGATATCCTCGATGAGTTGCCTTGCTTTGTCTCCCCTTGTCTCCCTGCCCTGCGGATTCCTAGCAGATTCCAGTTTCGCTTTTGCGATCTTGTCAAAGTCGTTTTCAACATGCAATAGATTTTTCGCTTGTTTGCTGATTGAAAAATCAATGTCCGCCAGTGCTTTTTCTTTCCCTCTCTCGATCAATCGCTTGATCCAAGTTTCCTGCAATATCTCGTCAACTTTGACCGCATCCCTCGAAAAACGAAATGCCAACCATCGGCAGAATTCAGGTGCAAGCCACTCAGGGCAAACCGTGTTTTCTGACAAGAACTCAAAATGCTTGATTCTCAACAGAGAGAGAGAGACATAATGACTACTCTTATCTCCTGTACTGTTCTCTCCTGTGGTCACGGTTTTGTCACTGTCTGACCGTGACAGATTCGTGACAGATTCCGGCGGTTCGGGATCCTGCTTTGCAGGTTGCGATTTCTTAGTTTCCCTTGCAATTCGTTGATTCATCGCGTTTTGAATCCTCGATTTTGCAGACTTGGAAAGCCAGTTTTCCCACTTCGGGAAAGCGACGAACGATACCCCATCCGTTGTTTTTCCTTCGACCAGCCAGCCAACGGAACACATCGCGTCAATCACTTTCGGAAGCTTGACGGCCCTCGACAGTGACATTTTCGTGACACCTGTCACGGTTCCATCGTGACAATTTCGTGACGCCCAAGACCAAACCCGATGCAAGCATCCGACGACATATTCATCGGACTCGCCGAGAATATCGGCCATCTGAAGAACGGCAGGATCCTCGCATAGATCGAGCCGCATAGGTATCCAATCACCAGCCATCTCTCCACCAACCCTCTCAGTTGAAGCCAATAAACCGCCACCTACGGAAGATTAGGTGGAATCTTTTCAGTGTCCGCGCTCGACTGCCTCCACTCTGCAAGATCGTTGTTTAAGTAGTCAATCATATCGCTGATCGTCATACACTTTTCAGCTGCGTCGATAGCCTGCGAAAACCCGTGCACAAAGCCCCTTCGGTAACTACATTCCGCTGCTTCAGCCGCGACGCTCCATCTTGGCGAGTCCGGCAATTGTTTTGGCTTTAAGCCCGCAATGTCTGTGTTTTTAGATTCTGTCATTTCGTTTCCCTTGGAGTTAAAAACAGTTCGATTTTAGGACACACAAAAGAGCCGCCCGCCCTCTCGAGCGAGCGACCCTGTGGCAAGCAGTGTGGAGATTAGCCACTTACTTACCGGCGGTCGATTAGGTGATTAGCCCGGCTCGTACCGCGCACCAGTTCATTTGGCCGGACTCTTGCAGATCGCAGATAGCAAGCACCTTTGCCTAGGCGAACCGACCTGAGAAGGATCAATCAAATAAGGTTGGCTGTAGATCTTGCGTTGCTTGCGTTTGAATGCTTGCAAGGTTCTTAACCGCCTGCCTGTAGTAACTCGGCTTTAACTCGCAACCAATACCTCGACGACCAAGCGATACAGCACCATAGACCTCAGAGCCTACGCCCATAAACGGAGTTAAAACAACATCGCCGGGATTGCTCCAAAGCTCGACCGATCGCTGTATGACATCGAGCTGCAAAGGATGTTGATGCCGCTCGTCACCTTCATCCTTGCTTTCTTCGTAAGGCAATACTCGATCGAGCCGAATGTCGTCCCAAAAGCAGGATGCGTAGTTTCTCCAAATCCAGTGAGAGTATCGATTCTCGGTCTGCTTTCCAGTGTGTCCCTTGTACCGATGCAACTCAGATGGAATCTCTCGCTCGCCGTAGTATTCGTGCAATCCAGTTTCGTGCGTTACCGGCTCTGGATTAACGCCCTTCTTGCGAAACGGTATTAAGTAGTCCGCCGCAGCAACATTGGTTAAGGTTGAGTCCTCGCAGATCTGACGATGTGCAAGAGCCTTAGCCATTGTTCGATTACGCACAGCCAATGGCTCTTTCCAGATGCAAATTCTTGGCAAGTAGTCGAACCCTAGCTTTTCGTGCAGTCGGATTATATCGCCTGGAAAGTCGGTGTATCCGCAAATGTTCGCACCTTGCTTTGGTACGTCCATGCAATGCACCGCCGTGATCCTACCGGGCTTTGTGGCCCTTGCGATATTCTCAACGATAAATGCGTAGTGGTCAAAAAACTCTGCGTAGGTTCTTGCGTTAGAAAGATCCCGAACACTGCTTGAGTAGTTGTAAAGACATCCACCGTTTTCGGTTGCGAATGGCGGAGAGTATACCGATAGCCCAATGGACTCATCTGGTATTGTTTTGATCCACTCAGCCGAGTCGCCATTGTAGATTGCGTAGTTGTCTTTGATTACCTGCTCGTTTACAGCCATGATGGCATCTCCTCTTTCTCTGGAAAATAATCTTGCGTTACAATGTGCATTGCGTCGTTCATGTGCTTACATAGCTCACGAAACATCCGACGCGATTGCTCTTGTTTCCTTTGTAGATTCTTGATGATCCCTCGCTCGCCTTCGCTTGCGATGATGTTTACAGTTACGTCTTTGTTTTGACCGAATCGATAGCAACGCCGAACGGCCTGATAGTATTGCTCGAACGAGTGCGAAGGAAACACCGTCACGTTATTGCAATGCTGCCAGTTAAGACCCCACGCTCCAATCTTCGGCTTGATTATCAATCGCTTAATCTGACCGTTTGCAAATCCAATCAACGCCTCCTCTTTTTCCTCGTCTTTCATGCTGCCAGATACTTGGACTGAGTCGGCAACCATCTTTTCGAGCATATCGCCCTCGGGATTGAGCTCGCACCAAAGAACCGATGATCCTTCGTGAGCGTGAACAATCTCGGCGGCCATTTCGCAACGCTCTGGCATTGTTCGCCTGCGTTCTTCTCTTTCCTCTTGCATGTCTCTCGCAGGCAACGCAAGCAGAAAGCCATCGCGAAGTCTTGCGGATTCAACAACGTGTTCAATCTCGTTTAGCTTCGGAAGAACAAACCTAGATCCATCAAACCCAATATCCTCAGGCTTCTGAATTGATCGAGCCCAAGAACAAACCCAAGACCAAAACGGTTGCTCTGCATGACCACGAAAGCGATACTTCGTTCGACCCCATCCATGATGATCCTTGGATGTCTCTTGCTTGAAAAACTTGGTTATCATGTCGCGAAAGCCCATGAGCCCCAAAGCTTCGCTTGATGTCCCAAGCTCCCAAAAATCATTAGGAGCCGCCGTAGCTGTACAGAGCAACCTGAACTCGACAGTCCGAAGGAACTCAACAACAACATCCTTGCGTTCGCTTTTGAAGTCTTTGATCGCTGACGACTCATCGCATACGACAGCCGCAAAGTCGCGAGGGTTAAGCTTGTGCAACTGTTCGTAGTTAGTAACCCAAACACAAGGCGAACCATCAAATCTCCCATCGCGAGACCTTTTGGCTTCAATTCCAAAACGCTCCGCCTCTTGGATCGTTTGAGCACCTACGGCAATTGGCGTAACAATCAAGGCAGCTTTGTTTCGATGCTCGATAATCTTTTGAGCCCATGCCAACTGCATCGCAGTCTTACCCATTCCGCAGTCAGCAAAGATCGCTGATCGACCTTGACGCAAAGACCAATCGACCAAGTAGGCCTGGAAATCATAGAGCCACGGTTGCAACTCTCCTGGATCGATACCGCATTGGCTACGCCATTGCGACTTCGACCTAATAAACTCATCGTAATTCATCTTTTTTAACCTCCGTTAAAGAACCATCCTTTTGAGCCTCAAGATCCCGAATGACCTTGAGCAACTCGATAATCATTGTCGCCAATGTCCCGCTAGTTCCTGTCCAGCAATTAGCAGAGCCAAACCGTCGAGCATGTTGCTCGATCTCAATCATGCGTTCCGGTGTCACCTACCAGTACCTTTCCTTTGCCAGCCCATCATTGATGAGCCGAGAGTTGAGCGACAATGGAGCGACTGTCAGGATCTTTTGGCCGTTGGCGATCGCCTGAGGATCCTTTGGAATTACATCGTAAATGATCGCGAGATATCGCCCGAACTTGTCCTGAAATTGCTTTTTCTTTGGCCCTTCAATCGACTGCACAACAACCTTTGAACCTACAAGATATTGCATTCGCAACGCGTCTCTAAGATCCTTGCCTGCGTTGGTTCGCATCTCTGGCGCGTCAATTCCGTAGAGCCTCATTTTTTGTTCAGTAAATCCGCTCCATCCTTGGTCAATCATAAGCTGGAACGTATCGCCATCGATTACACGAACGACGCTAGCCTTGAAGATGTAGATCATAGCCCCTCCCCTTCCTCTACCTCAATGTCGATTTTCTTGCAGGCGATGCGATTAACACCTGCGCCTGATTCGGCATCCACCCGAGTTTTGTGTACGTTCAAAGCACCTCCTGGGTAAATATTAACCCACAACTGCACCCGCACCTTCTTTTTTGGTGGAGGGGCAAGGTTAAGCAACGGATAACTTATACCCGAAATGGTATACTCTCCAGCTATATTCCACTCGGCAGCATAAACACCCCCGAGCATTCCTGTTTGCTCTCCGATGTACCGCTGTCGCTTTTCGCAAAACCGATAGATAACAGCATCTTCACCATTGACCAGCTTAACCGGCCCGACTTGCCATTTGTTACTCAAGACCCACCGCCTTTCTGTATTTAGATTTCACCTGTTCGGTTACTTCGCCGAACTTCAATTTCGTTTCGTGATAAGCCTGCCGGATAGCCTCTGAGTCAGCCAATCCAGCGTCGGCAATTTTTATGCAAACACGCTCTGCGAACCATTCGTTGATCGCAAAATCATCCATTATTCCAACTCAAAGCCTTTTTCTGTCACAAAAATGCTTCGACCGCTTGGTAGTGTGTATTCCTTGCCGACTTCGAAATGATCTACGCAACTATCCAATTTTTCTGAATAGTTCGGCTCGATGCGTCGGCGATACCAAGTGGTTTTTTCTTGCACTCCATTGTCGTTTTGAACAACTTGCCAGCAGTCAGCATGGTACGCCCAAGCTTCATCTGTCCCTAGCTTCGGCTCATCAGGAAACTTCCCAAGCAACCTCCACCCTTTGCCGGGGTCGGGCTTGTCGAGCCACCATTGCTGAGGCTCGTAGACTTGGCAATATCGAAAGCAATCGCCACTGTCATCAATGTACTGGAATAGCTTGTCGTAGTTAGACCAGCCAGCAAGAAAGCCTTCACGGGGCGATGCGCTTGGCCAATCGTTATCGACACTCTTAAACCTCGCCTCAACCTTCTCGCCTCGCATAACCTTGGCAACATCCTCGGCGGTTGCATCCCGCCAAAACGCTTCGATCTTTTGTTCAGTCATTTTTCACCTTTCGCAAATTTGAAACCAGCCTGAAACGCTTGCCATGCCGTTTCGACAACACTGTCAAGATACCTAAGTTCATTACTAGCAAAGTGGCATTCTCTGCAAGAATATTTTTTTATCATGTGTAATTCAAACTCCTTGCGTATTGCATCCTGTTCAGCTTCGCTCATTACTAATTCATTTCATTTTTAACGTGGTGGTAAATAACCAAAACAGTCTGAGCCGCCGCTTGAGCCGATTGCCCTGTAAGGATTGATTGTGACTCTCCAGATGCAACTCCATGCAGCATACACAAAAAAGACGCTTCAAACTGCTTCATTGATTCGTCTGTTATTAATGCTCGATATTTATCTAGCAATTCTTCCAACGTCGGCACGCTTGAGTTTGCCATTACTTTCTCTCCATTGGCATAATGACATACTTCGACTCACCGCTGACCCATAACGTAGGCCTTGCAGGATCCTTGCACCACAGACTAACCTGATCGGTCTTTTCTAGGCTCTGCAACCAATCCAAGACGAACCGATAATCCATCGTGATATCAAACCATTCGGGGGTCTCAAGCGGTACAAAGACTTGAGAACGCCCAACGTCAGCCGCCTTAGCTGCAATCTTGCAAGAGCCATTTGCAAAGCTAAAGACAACGCCGCGAGACTCTTGCTCTGCCGTTACCGAAGCTTGGCGAACCGCCTGGAGAAACGGCCCAGCCAAAAATCGAAACTCAATCCCATCAGCAGTCGGAATAACCGATTGCCAATTTGGGTATCGGCCCTCGACCAACCTAGTCTGGATCGCCACCTTACCCCCTCGAAACTGGATCGACGACTTGTTGACCGAGATGCCAATAAACCCCTCAGAGCCCTCCAATGAGCGTTTAACGAGCCCAAGAGCCTTTGTTGGCACAATGGCCGATCCGCCTTCTAGATCTCTTCCTAGATGCAAATCTAGGCCACTGTAGGCCAACCTGCGTCCATCCGTCGCAATCAACTCCAATCGCTCGCCACTGGCCGCGAAATTAACCCCGCCGAGTTGATATCGTGTTGAGTCAACATCGGTCGCAAAATCAACCCGTCGCAATGCCCCTAGCAGGCCCGTAGAGCCAACCTCGATGCTCTTGCCCTCGATGGCCGATACTCTCGGAAATTCGCTTGGATTGCGAGCCTGCAAGGTGAAGGCGCCTTCGTCGGTTGTGATATCGATCGACCTTTCGTCAGATTCGATCGTGACCGACTCGGAGCGTGATTCCTTGAGGATCGCTCCGACCCTTCGAGGATCCAAAAGAGCCGTACCTTGGGAATGCAATTCGTCGGCAACGAAATCAACGGCCAGCGATGTTTCGCCGTTGCTGGCCTCTAGCCTGCCTGTCGTCGCATCGATCAGCACGTTGCCAAGTACGTCTTTGACCTGGCTGCTGGCCCCCGATGCTGCGAGATTGAACGCTTCCAAAAACTTCGACCTGTTTAGAACGACTTTCATGCTTCACCTTCACAATCTTCAATAGATTCCTTAAACACATGTATTTCTGTTTGACTCGACAAACGGTCAATGTTTGACATCAATCGAGCTCGATATTCGCCGCGAGTGAAAATCAACAGCTCTCCGTTGCTTCCCTCTAGCCACTGCACCGCTCCGTATTGACCTTCCTCTCGGCACGCTTTCCAGAATTCGTGAGCAGATTCCAAAAGCTTCTGCGCTGTAGCCCTCCGCTTTTCGTCCATCTTTAACCTCCAAAATTTCATAGTAACTTGGCGTTGATCGACAGCCGACCAACGCGATTAAAATTAGTGCGATTCTCATTCGCCAGCACCGATCCGATCTGCAATCCTTTCCATTTCTCTAGCAATCATCCTGAGTGCGGACTGTGCGTTATCATCCGACTCCGCAGCGGTATGTCCAAAGCTGCTATCGATTGATTGAGCCACCATCGCAAACCCTACCAAGATAGCGTTCGCAATAACCCTGCTATCGGCAGACGCATCGTCCCACCCTTCCATCGACTGATCGATCTTTTGCGAGTACCAAGGACTGTCAAAACCTGCAAAACCCATTTTACAAACCTCCCTTAAACCCCAACGAACGCCGAAACAATAACCGATAACGCATACGCCAAAGCGTAGCAAAACAACATGGCAACCAGGATGAACCAAGCCAAGCAAAACAGCCCAAAAAACATCGCCGATTTCGGGTAATGCCTTTTGAATTCAACCAGGTCAAATTCCGGTTCCATCATCAACCTCCATTACGCCGCCCCGAAGTGGGTTGGCAAAAGGACTGTTCCGGACTCGAACCAGATGCAAGCCAAGCGTTATTCAATCGCTCTTTGATGCTTGCCGCCCATCGCAACAATCCCTTTACCAGCCTCGCAAGCAACTGCTTATCTGGTGCCATTTTCCACCTATTTCCTTTCCTGCGTGTTGCTCCGCAAAAGGATCGGGCAGGAATCGCACCTGCTGACCGTAACTTCGACGGTTACGGAATTCATCACTGACCTTACCGCGAATCTGGTCAGCCCTTATTTACCGCTTGTGCCGTTGGTGTCCCGCTAAGGCCCGTTATCGAACACAGTAGTAGCATGTCACTGTCCACGCCGCCGATCCTGGCACGCTTTTTAGCGAGCTGGTGCCATGTTCGCATTCTCACTCTGCCGGCCCCTCGATCGCCGGTAAGTCAACCTTTTGGAGCGTGACGCGCTTAACGTATTCCGCGTCGATCGTCCTGTTGTCGCTTTGAATATCAGCCTGCAACGCTCGAACGCTTTCAGTGTCATCGATAATGCACCAACCGCGACCAATTGCATAATGCATCGCCGTCTTCATCGCTTGCTCAATTGGCCACTTGTGCCAAGGATCAGAGTCCTTCGCAAAGTCGTTGCCGGGTTTTTCTGCGTAGTTATATCCATCGCTGTTGGCCCTGCGTTTCTCGATCAACTTTTTAGCTACGAATCCGGTATGGATAACCGTCCCGGTATCGCGAATCTTGACCGACAAGACAACACCGCGAAGATCATCGAATGAAATCGGCGGATTGTCGAAATCGATCGACTCAATTTCGCAAGTCCCATCAGCCCCGATCTTGATCTTATCATCGTAACCAATTGGCGTTGCGACCATGTGCATTCCGGCTCGATTCGCAAGAGCGTTTAGACCTCGATGCGACAACTGGAAAAACAGTTGCTTAGGCTCGCCCCGTCGAACTGATCTAGGGATTGCGAACGCAAGAGCACCTGCGCCGGTGCTCGGCATCATGCCGGTAAGAGCCGCGATTGCGATTACTCGACCGACCGACTCCTGCCCTTGTGGGGTGCTCAAGCATTCGTCGAAATCCTCAGGCTTCTTGCTCGATGATCGAGCCGCCGACAATGCAACGCTGATGCGTCCAGCCGCTTCCCTTGCTCGATCTTCGCCGACCCAATCCGTAAGAACCATCGTTGCAAAATTCAACGCCGTTTGACGGAATGCCGCTGGCTTGCTAAGAGCCTTGGTTTCCTTTTTTGGTTCTGTTGTTAGTTCTGTACTCATCTCTATTCCTCCGAATAAACCCTTCTCTTTGGCAACCGCAAAGGGACAATCCCGCTACTGTAAGGTTGCTGCCAGTTGTTTGTTTCTAGCCGTCGTTCGTATTCGTCAACGAGCATTTGTGCATCATGCCGACCTATTATCAATGTCTCGTCATTAAGCTCGTACAAGGCCACCGTAGGTGGAATTCCACGAGTCGATGGCTTCGGTTTCTCGACCACCGCAAAGATGAATCGGTAGTCTTGGCATGTCTCAACGGCCAACGCATGTTGGTAAATGTACGCCTGCCGATGATACCCATAATCAACCGCCGACCATTGCCACCTGTGGGGGCTCGCATCGTCGGTTGTCTTGATGTCAACGATCAACTTCATCGAGTCGATAATCGCATCGGGCTTAGCCTTGAAGCGATGCCCGAACAGATCGAATTCAAACGGCACTTCGACCCGCTTAGGCTGCGCCATGATCGTTGCGAACTCAGCATGATTGTTAAGAGCCTGAACGCAAGCGATCGCGTCGGCGTAGTCTTGTTCGTCAATGACGATCTTGCCTTTGTTATTTTGCTCAAAGATTAGAGCCTGAAGCTTTCCTTCCTTTGTTCGCCTGTCGATCTTTGGAGCAGCCGCAAACCTTTCGTCAAACTTCTCAGGCTCAAGTGCGATGCAATGAACTGCATGACCCATAGCGAAAGCGTCGGATTCTTTTTGCGGTAAGCTTGGCGGATCATCAACGTAACGCATCCGAAATTCCATCGGGCTTTGAGCCAAGCAGGATAGCTTACTGTGCGATAGGGCTTTGTTGGCGTAGTAGTCACTCATTGGTCAGCCCCTCGTCAAGTTCTCTGGAGTACATCGGAAGAAGGTTGAGACCTTCGGCAATGGTGTCGCTACCTTGCGACTCGAGCTCTTGTGCAATGGTAAGATAGTGAATCAATTGATCTGCTTCGTCGATTGCCATCTGCGCGACTCGACTTCGATTTATGTCGCTAACCATTTCTGGATTAGACAACAGCCCTTGCATCGCCCTCGCTGCGATCTCCTCGCGTTTGGTTAACCCGCTGTTGTATTGACCCGTCGCAATCTCAAGCGGATAAGCCGCATCATTCCCGTTCATTATTCACCTCTCATAAAAAACCACAGAACAAACCCAACGCTGACCTCGACCACGCCGAGGTAAACCAGCTCACACAGTATCGGGCTCATCGTGACCGCTCCCTATATCAGAGATTCCACAGCCGAGACCGATGCCGAAAGCGATCAGGAAGATTAGGACGTATGTCATTTCGAACGCTTCCTTCTGGCTCGCATCTTTCCAGCAACTTGGTTGGCTTTGAGCTTGTACGCCCCAAGCGACCTAGCTTGGCCGTGACGATCGTGCATCACTCTTGCCGCTTCGCTCTGGTTGCATCCAGAATCTAGCAAGTCCTCAATTTCTTTGAGTTCGTAAGCTGCAAAGTCCGCACCGCTTAAATAACCTGGCTTTGGAGCCACCGTCGGTTGATCCTGGATCGTAGGGCTCGGCAACGTGAAAGACCCTTTGCCGACGGACAGGTATTCAGCGCACAACTCTTGCCAGTCCTCAGGCCACGATTGAAACTGTTTTAATGCGTCAAACTTGTTCATGATAATCTCCAAAAAGCTAAACCACTTCCAAAGCGATTCGACACTCGACCGCCTCATCTTCGTCAATCACCGCTACCGCAACCGTCCACGGGTTAAACTTGTTTACCAATCTTTTCTCTACGCAATCCGAGACCGCTCGGCAGAGTGCAATCTGATGATCCTGACCACGCTCGATGCCCATCCACAATCGCGACAGGTGACCTGGATCCTCGAAAAAACGGATCGTGTAAAATGCCGAATGCGTTTTCGTCGGAGCATCGTTTCGCCGAGTGCATCGAGCCACCCTAGTTATTGTCGTCCCGTGGTCTTTTGTGCATTGGATCAAAAGATGGATCGTGCCATCGAGCAGCTCGTCAGTCATTTTTCGGCCTCCCTCTAGTTCGCTTAGAAAGCTTTTTCCAGCCCTTGACCGGATCAACACCGAGAATCCGATGGGATCGATCCACCATTGCAATGCCAATAAACTCGCTAAGGCTGACACCCTCTAGCGATGCCGCTTTTTTGGCGAGCTCTGCCCAGTCAGCTGGTTGCGTTGTGTTGACGTTGACGATGTTACTCATCGATCTTAACTCCTGAAAAAACTAGAATCACCAAACAAACCACGCCTGCGAAAATCGAAACAAGAGTCTCAGGATTCATCGATCTTCACTCCAAAGGGTGATGTAGAGTTGTCAGCATGGCGGAACTTGAGTTCCTCGAATGCTTGCTCCCATCTAAAACTTTTAACAACACCACCGAAAGCAACCCAAAGAAAACTATTGTTCGCAGAAACGATAGCGTAGAAACCTGGGCAATAACTCGGAGAGCTCCAATCTACAGCAATACCCTGCCCTTTGTTCGCCATGAAATCCGCACCGTTCGCAAACGGTCGATACTTCGCTGGTTGCTCGATCTCGCGTATGATGGGGTAGCAAGCACTCGTCCGACACGTGGCACAACTAAGGTATCCTCCGTTGTTTAGGTAATGCTCAGCACTTTCAGCCTGTCTACAGGCGTGCACCAACTCCCACCCATCGGGAACGCCTGGCACGTTCCTAAAACCTTCGCTACTCATCTTCCAACCCCTTTCTTAAATGCTGTACCGCTTCCTCGATTCCGTCATCCATCAGATCCTCAAGCCGTTGACACTCGACCGCTAGCTCTTGGGCTCTACGCTTGGCCATGCCGATGTAAGGCAGGTCAATATCTTCTCCATCTTGCAAAGCAAAATCGATAGCCAATCGCACGCTTATAGCAAGGCCACTAATACTCTCGATCAGTTGCTCTTTTGTGCGCTTAGGCATGTTGCACCTCAAGTTTTCCTTCGCATCGACGGTTGTACTCGGCGAAGCTCATTGAGCCTTTCTTGGCTCGGAGTGTCGCAAAAGCGTCCTTGGCTTCCTTCGCTGTCCTGAATTCGACCTCGTGCCACACATCGCCGCTGCTTGTGACGTGTGCAAGGATCTTCGACCGATCCGACCAGCCATTCTTAGCCAGTTTCGCAATCGTCTTGAATGGCCCTCGAATGACCTTGCTGTGTCGAGCAAACTGCTGGCCGCAAATCACCAGGAATTCATTGTCAAAAGCTAATCGTGCCATCGTTCTATCTCCAAAAAAGTGTGAGTAAACAAAAAGAGTCAGTCACGATTCGAACGTGAAACCCGGCTTTTGGCCGCCATCCGAGAAGTACGCGATGCGAGAGCCTCGGCACTGACTCAACGAACTACGCAGCATCCCGAGAAAAGAACTTTTCGGGGGCTGTCGACTTCCTGCCGACCGAGCAAAACTTAGCAGTCTTGTCGCTCGCAAAGAAAAGCCTAGCAGCCTCTTGGTGCGAGGTGGCTTTGATCCACGCCACCAAGACTCTGCCGCTGAGGTAAATTTGGTATGTCGTCATCTTCATCGTCTCCATTGAAAAAAGTGTGAAACCAAGACCCCGAAGGGTTTCGCCGTTCCCGGCTCGTCAGTTGGTTAGGCCTAGTTTGAGGAAAGCTTGATCGCTTGCGAAAGATTGTTGCACCAAACACCAGCCGAGTAATCAGCTTGAGCGTTGTCGTTGTCGTTGATCGATCGAACCTTGATGCAACCGATCGAATCGGATTCACTCCCGAGACGATTGAACTCGATAACTTGGCTTCCCTTGCGTCCGCTAAATCGCACTCCCGAGCCAGTTACCTCGAATCCGCTTTTGACCAACTTTTTAACTGCGTTTGCTACTGTCATCTTGCTAATCTCCGGTTGATTTCCGTCAGGTCTCAGTTGCCTGACGTGTGTATATTAATCGACCGGCCCGATAAAGGTCAACAGGTTTTCAGGAAAAGATGTAGAAGTTTCCCAAAATAGTCGTTTCGCCAATGAAAACGCAGGGAAAAAAGATTGAGAGAATTTTTAGCCGGTGACTGTTTTTTCGTAGATCCGGTAGCAATCCAGGTGGGCTTGAGCCCATTGCGGCCCATGTTCGCCGGTGTTTTCCCACTCAAGATAGGCGATGGCGTGAGCAAATTCGTGAACCAGGGTATCTAGTTGGACTTGCTCTGGACGACTGCTATCAATGCGAATGCGGAAATAGCCATCCATTCTAAGGCAATCACCCAGCAATCTCGCAGGCATCTTGCAACGCCTCACCGAGATGCTGATAGTTGGGTTGGCTTGCTTGAGTGCATCGCGAAGGGCTCGAAAGTTATCCATTTACGCACCTCGAACCTCTCCGCGTTTATTTATCCGGAAATTCGCAACATTGAAACTGCCATCGTTGGCAACTTCGACAAATGCAAAACCATGATTCCATCGGTTTACGCGAGCATATTGTGGAGTCATGTCGCACAAGCAACCCGTTGACCATACGAACGTCTCGCTGTGGAACATGTCGGTATCAGCATGGCCCGATGTTTGGTGCGAATGACCGACCAAGACCGTATGATGCGTCCGAAGGAATGCACCTCTCGCAGGGTTGACGGGAGAGAAGATCGACCGCCCTAATTCGTGACCGTGAAGCACCGGAAGTTTTCCAAGCATGATCGGCAATTGATCGCCTATCATTTCGATGCCGAGTCGCTTGCATTGCGTTAGCTCGTCAATTCGCACCGCTGCTAGATCATAGATCTCAGGAGCTCGATTCCAAATGAAGTGATCCCATCGCTCCTCATGGTTGCCCTGCTTGTAGACGATGCGGATCTTCGGGAACTCCGACCGCAACCATTCAAGCCCCTCGACGACTGACTTGAGCTCCTCCGAAAACCGCCGATGCTTCGGATCTCGCTGATGCCTTGAGACTTGGTAGAAGTCGGCGAAGTCTCCATTGATAAGCAAGCAATCCGGTTTCATCGATTTGAGCCGCTTTACCGCTGCACCAAAGGCCGTTTCCGAGTGATATGGTATGTGAACATCCGAGATAATCGCGATGCGTTTGGCGTTGACCTGGACGGGTTCCCAAGCCTCGGCCATCGATGGTGGCATCTTCGGGACTTGACCAGCTTTACCTTTTGGCCTTGGTTGGGTTGCTTGGTTCCTTTGTCGCTTGCCCATTGCACCTCGAATTGTCCGAATCATGCTTCTCGCATTATCAATTGAGGTAAATGTTTCCGGTCGCTCTTTCTTGGCTCGCTTGGCTAGCCCTAAGTTGGAAGCTTCGGGAAACTTTTTGCAGAGTTCTTCAATGTAGATCCGTCCCGCTGTTTTTGGTGATCCCGCCATCGTCTTTCCTCCAGATTGAATAAGCTTCGTCCAAAGTGATTTGTGGCTTGCCAAGCTTCGCATTAACTGCGTTGTGAAGTCTCACGCCCCAAGCGAAAAAAGCTTCGGGGCTTGAGAAGTCAGGAGCGTTCTCGGCTTTCCATGCCCGATAGAATGCTTTGCATTGACAACCGTATTGAGGGATGGATAGTTCCCAGTCGGCAAGGCTCTTTGCGTCAAATACTGTGCCATCATGCAAAGCGATCCAGGGATTGACAATCGGTCTTTGCTCATACGAAAAATGGTCGAGCCTGCTTGGTGGCCTTGGTGCTTCGCTTGGGTAAATGAATCTAGTATTTCGCTCGATCATGTTAACTCAATCGTGACCGAAGG